CTCATTACACTTGGGCTGAAGCAATACAAAAAGATATGCGAGATATAACTTTAGCATTAAAAGATTATAAATATGTTAAGGACGCAATCGATTTGTGTGGTGCTTTAGGTTTAGATATTAATGAGAATGAACTGCAAAGAACTGCTGGGGTATCTCTTACTATCTATCAACCTGAAAACTTGGCTAATTTAATTTTGTCAAGACGAGTGAAACAAGACAACAAAGCTGTGATTGCTCGATTTAAAAAATCAAGACAAGCACAAGCGAGTGTGAACTAATATGAAACACCTTTGCCAAGGCAACAAGTGCCATACATACGACACTCAATCAAGAATTCGTGGAACTAAAGGCAATAAAGTTTTGCGAACGAGAACAGCAAGATATGATATTGAGGACAGTTATTTTCAAGAGAATAGGAACTGGCTCAATAGTTGGGAGTTTTATTTCTGTGATGAGAGATGTATGAATGACTGGTTAAAACAACATTTAGATAATTTAATGTTGTCAGTTGGAATAAAAACAAAACCAAGTGAAACTCCAATCGATGTTATTAAAGAAACTAAGACAGGCTGGAGGGGCGAGTATATTGATACTAAAATCGTTGTAAGGGCTTAAATAAAAAAGGGAACAGGGCTTGTCGCCCTGTTCCCTGTTCCGATATTCTCAATTATTTTTTTCTAGTTTCACGATACTTTGTATCGAAGTCTTTTTGCTGTTTTCTATCTATTGATAAAACTATCCAATAGAATAAAGCAACAAGCAACAAGGACAACGAAGCAAAGGTTATAAAGTAATCATAAAGATTTGTTATTATTTCATACATATAAGTAAGCGTCCTTTTCGCTGGTTCCGATAATATCAGTTATCATATTATCTGTTTTAGTTTTTACAAAAGAAATAAAATCACTTTCTTTTGTGCTCATACCTTGCTCAACTAAATGTTGAGCAAGGGCTTCAGTTAAGTTTATATCAATATCAAACATTTAATTGATACCGAATAATTGTTGATGAACAATGTCATCGCATAACTTATCATCTTGAGGTATTACTGATATGATTTGATTGAAGTAAGTCCAATGAGGATAATTATATTCATCAGTATATGATACTGTTCCAATGTAATCTAAATCAGTATCATATTTATTTACCTCAATACCATATTCAGCTTTCTTATCGCCGTAGTCTAAAGCAATATTAATAGAATTAACAATGCCCTCTTTATTATCTGACGACCAAGTTCTTACTTCTATTTTATCGCCTACTTTTATTTTCATATTACTCCTTTCGTTGTTATGATTTCATCATAGATTATATAGGATATTAATGCAAGAACTATTTTACATTATACCAAAGATATTTGTATTATAATTCAATAGGATATTCTGTGATATATTTATCACTACTAAATACCTGTGGGCGGGGCCCACCCATCCTACTATATACATGTGGGCGGGTCCCACCCTTATCATAGAGGTCCCAATGGGTTTACGATTTACTTTTATTCTAAGGAGGGGGGAGGGGGTAAAACAAATTATAGGGGTCCCAGACATACACTATAGTGTAGGATTTACATAGTCATAGCTAATAAATTCGTTATGGGTTCTTAAATTACCTATGGATTTGTACCCCCGGGGGTGTTAAAAACATTTAAGGTACCATAATCATATTATGCTTAATAAAGATATTTTAAAAAAAATTGATAACATTACTGATCCTAATGTAAGAAAAGATTGGAAATTAAATCTTTTAACTAAAATTCATAAAGTAAAAAATAGAAAAATACGTTCTGATTTTTTAACATTTGTAAAATATATTTGGCCAGATTTTATTGAAGGTAACCATCATAAAACAATATCAGATAAATTTAATAGATTGCAATCTGGTGATTTAAAAAGATTAATTATTAATATGCCACCAAGGCATACTAAATCAGAATTTGCGTCATACTTTTTACCTGCATGGATGATTGGAAACAATCCTAAATTAAAAATTATTCAAGCAACCCATACTGCAGAACTTGCAATTAGATTCGGTCGTAAGGCTAAGAACTTGATTGATTCAGCCGAGTATAGAGAAATATTTGATACAAGATTACAAGAAGATTCAAAAGCTGCTGGACGTTGGGAAACCAATAAAGGTGGTGAATACTTTGCTGTCGGGGTCCAAGGTGCGGTAACCGGTAGAGGTGCTGATCTACTCATCATCGATGATCCGCATTCTGAGCAAGATGCAAATTCTTCAACGGCATTTGATAAAGCATATGAATGGTATACATCCGGTCCACGTCAGCGATTGCAGCCTGGTGGACGTATTGTTCTAGTTATGACTAGATGGTCTACAAAAGATTTAACTGCACAATTAATCAAGGCCCAAGGAGCAGAGGACAAAGCTGATAAATGGGAAGTAGTAGAGTTTCCAGCAATCCTTCCAAGTGGTAAACCAGTATGGCCTGAGTATTGGAAGCTAGAAGATTTACTATCAGTTAAAGCATCAGCGGGTATTTCAAAATGGAATGCACAGTATATGCAAAACCCAACATCAGAAGAAGGGGCCATTATCAAAAGAGAATGGTGGAAAGATTGGGATGAAGATTATGTACCTCCAATTGAACATGTTATTCAATCTTACGATACTGCATTCTTAAAAAAAGAAACTGCGGATTATTCAGCGATAACTACTTGGGGCGTGTTCTATCCAACACAGGACTCTGGTCCAAATTTAATATTGCTAGATTCAATAAAGAAGCGTGTAGAGTTTCCTGAACTAAGGCGCCTGGCTCACGAACAATATTTATACTGGAAACCTGAGACTGTTTTAGTAGAAGCTAAAGCATCAGGATTACCACTTACTTATGAGTTAAGACAAATGGGAATACCCGTTGTAAATTACACACCATCAAAAGGTAATGATAAACATGCAAGAGTTAATGCTGTTGCACCTCTATTTGAATCTGGAAAGATATGGGCACCAAAAAGTAAACAATTTGCACAAGAAGTTATTGAAGAATGTGCTGCATTTCCACATGGAGATAATGACGATTTAGTAGATTCTACTACTCAAGCCTTAATGAGATTTAGACAAGGTGGGTTGATTTCTCATCCAGAAGACTATAAAGATGAAGTTACTCCAAGAGTAAATAGAACATATTATTAATATGATTGATAAAAGCGTTAATTACAACGATAAAGATTTTTCAAAACATTTGAAAGGCTTAGGTCTTTCTGAAAAAGAAATAAAATATATCTTAGGTGAAACTAAAAGAAAAAAATTTGAAAGCGGTGGAGACGGTGGATCCGGTGGAGATGGATCTTCTGGTGGAGATGGATCATCTGGAGATGGATCTTCAAGTGGAGATGGGGATTCAAGTGGAGATGGAGATTCATCAGGAGAAGGAGATAGTGGTCCAGGAGGATCAGACGATGGATCTGGACATGGAGGACCAGGAGGTCCAGGAGATAGTGGCCCCGGAGGATCGGATGATGGAACAGGACACGGAGGAGTAGGTTCTGTAGGACCTTCTGATGCAGGTTTCGGTATAGGACCAGATGCAGCAGCAGAAGCCGAAGCATCAAACGCAGCAAACGCAGCGACTACAGGAGTAATGGGTACTATTTCTAATGCAGTTCAAAATGCAGTTCAAAATGCAGTTAATAATCCAGTCGCAACAGCAATAGGAATTGCAATGGGACCAGTTGCAGGTTTTGCTGCTCAAGCAATCAGCAATGCAGTTAGTGCAGCTAATAGAGGAGTAACAGGTCCAAGTGATGATACTCAAGAAGCATCTTCAGTTCAAAGTGGTCCATCACAAAGTCCATCTGGTGGTGGGGGAATTGGAACTATACAAGCATATGCACCAACATATAATCCAGACACAGGCAATCCAACTATGGATGCATATATGAGAAGATTAAGAGTTAATCTGGGATTACCAGTTTAATGAAAAGATTAACAAGAACTATACCACCTAAATCGGGACCAAACCCTCAGGGCTTGAATGTTTCATATAATAAGGTTAAGATAGTAAACTCGGAGAAATTAAATGGCAACAATAGACAAAGCATTACCAAACGAAGTTAGAAATACAATTGAGATAGAAGATCCAGCAACTGCAGCAGAAGAGATTGTAAATGTTGAAGAGTCTATTCCAAGTGTAGAGAACACTGAAATAACTCCGACAGCTGATGGTGGAGTTGAAATTAATTTTGACCCAGGTGCCTTTAGCCAGGGAGAAAGTGTAAATCACTTTGACAATTTAGCAGAATTATTACCAGAAGATATTTTAGGACAATTAGGTTCAGAACTTTATCAAAACTTTTTAGACTATAAAAATTCAAGGCAAGATTGGGAACAAACATATACACAAGGTTTAGATCTATTAGGATTTAAATATGATCAAAGAACAGAACCATTTCAAGGTGCATCGGGTGCAACACATCCTGTACTTGCAGAAGCAGTTACACAATTTCAAGCATTAGCTTACAAAGAATTATTACCAGCAGATGGACCGGTTAGAACTCAAATTATTGGAAACTCAAACAGAGAAAAAGAAGATCAAGCAACTCGTGTTAAAGATTTTATGAACTATCAAATTATGGATGTCATGAAAGAATATGAACCAGAGTTTGACCAAATGTTATTTTATTTACCATTATCAGGATCTACTTTTAAAAAAGTTTATTATGATGATATACTTGGAAGAGCTGTATCTAAATTTGTACCTGCAGAAGATTTAGTTGTTCCTTATTCAGCAACATCATTAGATGATGCAGAAGCTATAATGCATACAATTAAAATGTCTGCAAATGAATTAAGAAAACAACAAGTAGGTGGTTTCTATAGAGACATAGACCTATTACCAAGTGATGATTCAACAACAGAAGCAGATGATGTAAAATCAAAAGAAAGAGAAATTGAAGGTGTATCTAAATCAGGCTACGAAGATATCTTTACAATTATTGAATGTCATGTAAACTTAGATCTCGAGGGCTTTGAAGATCGTGATCCCAATGGGGAAATGACTGGAATTAAACTTCCTTATATCGTGACGATAGAAGAAGGCTCTCGTGAAATTCTATCTATTCGTAGAAACTACGAAATAGCTGATCCTAAAAAAAATAAGATTCAATACTTTGTTCATTTCAAATTCTTACCAGGCTTAGGATTTTATGGCTTTGGATTAATTCACATGATTGGTGGATTATCTAGAACTGCAACTTCTGCACTTAGACAATTAATTGATGCAGGAACTTTATCTAATTTACCAGCAGGATTTAAAATGCGTGGTATTAGAATTAGAGATGATGCTCAATCTATTCAGCCAGGTGAATGGAGAGATGTAGATGCTCCTGGGGGAAACCTTAGAGATGCATTTATGACTTTACCATACAAAGAACCTTCTCAAACTTTATTACAATTAATGGGTGTAGTTGTTTCTGCCGGTCAAAGATTTGCATCTATTGCTGATATGCAAGTAGGTGATGGTAATCAACAAGCAGCTGTTGGTACAACTGTAGCTTTACTTGAAAGAGGAAGCAGAACAATGTCTGCTATTCATAAAAGATTAT